TGATCCCGTCCTTCACGTCCCGCCGGATCCCCTCGAGCTCGGCGCGCTGGGAGAAGCGGACACGAACGCGCCCCTCCTTCTTCCGCATCTCGGCCGTGCCCGGGACGGTGGTCCCGAGGATGTCCCCGACGGAGTAGGCGCTGTGGGAGTCGAGGAGCGGAGCGCCCTGATTCAGCCGATCGAGCCGGACATGGGCCGCGTCGAGCGAGAGCGTCTCCATGTACTCCTTGCCGCTGAAGTAGTCGTAGCGCCGAACGCCCGCGCCAGTGGAGAACGTCAGGTCGGCCTCGAGCGCGGCGTCGGACGCCGCTTCGACCGAAGCGACCTCAGCGCGAAGAGAGAGCGGTGAAAGGTTGATCGTCCGGGGGAAGAGTTGGGCCTGGGCCGGGGCGTCTGTCGCCATGGCCCGATCGTCTCGAAAACGGCGCAGTCGCAACACCCGCAGTTATTGCGGGGTGGTCGCGGGCCCGTGCCAGCAACGGAGGCCGGATGGGGTTGGCGAGTAGAGGTAACCTTTTCGGAACAGCGCTCTAATGTGCTCCTGCACCACCGAGTGATGCAGGCCCAGCGTCCTCGCAAGACTGAGGACTGACGGGGGGCGGTGCAGCGGGTCTCCGCTCACGACCCGCTGGATGAGACTGAGAACCTCGCGCTGACGAGCGCTCAGAGGTGCCGTCCCGTGCCCGCCCCCTGAGGTCACAGCTCGTCGATCACCGCCAAGACAGCGCGGCGCCCCCGATCGACGCAGTCGAAGCAGTGTAGGCTCGTCCGAGAATCGACGAGTTCCGCGAGCTCGGCGGGAGTCAGCCGGCGCGTGAGGTCGATCTTCTCCCGCAGCTGTCGCAGCTGTTCCTCTGTCTCAGATGCGCGCGTGGCGAGGCTGGCGGCGCTCTCCGGCGTCTCCAGTGTCTGCCCGTCCTCTGGGGTCTGTAGCGGCTTCGCCATGGCGTATCCTTTCTTGCTCACTCCTCGATGTCCTCGTCGTCAGCGTCGGGGTCAGGGGCGACGTCCTCCTTGCCCTTGTCGTCATTCGGCGCTGCCGCGGCTGCGCCCCCCTGAGTCGTGGACTGTTGCCCTGCTTGCGAGGTCCGCCGAGGATCCGAGTCGAGCACGAGCCCGAGCTCGTCGAGCTTGGCGTTGTACTCGGCCATCTCCTCGAGGACTGCGTCAGGGTCGTAGCCCCGCTCGCGGATGGACTCGGCCAGCGACTTCAACCCGGACCGAATCAAGCGCTGCTCGGCCAGGGCCTCCGCGCCGGCGTCCACAAACGGCATCGGCGGGGCCGTCCATTCGACATCGGGCACGACCGTCACTCCGGTTGTGGCGCTCGCCAGCACGGCCGCTTGCATCGCCCACCGCCAGACGGGCGCACAGAGCTGCGGGATCAGGATCCGCCACTGCCAGTCCTCCACCCGCGCCCAGTGACGCGAGCGGGACATCCTGGCCGCCGAGAACGGCATTCCGGTGTAGTCCCCGGTCAGGTCCTCGTACGAAACCCCGAGGCCTGTGGCGATTTCGCGCAGCGTCGTTCGCACGTAGTCGGGGTACTCGCGCACGCTCGGGGGCTGGACCACCTCCACGCTTCCGTTGCGGCTGAGAATCGCTCCCGGCGAAAGCCTGTCGGTGGTCGGGTCTTCTGTCGTCGTGGTTCCAAGGGCGAGGTTCTCGCCTCCGGGATCTGTCATCACGACAGCGAGACACGCGGCGATCTTCTGCTTCATGAGCGTTGCGTCCGCGAACTCGTCGAAGTCGCGGAACCGAAGCAGAACCGGCGCGAACCAGGACATGCCCCGAACCTGCCCGGGCCGGTCCTGCCGGAAGATGTGGATCACGTCATCCGCGGGCACGCGTTCGGACGCAGGCACTGAGCCGAGGAGTCCCGAGGTGCCAGGGTGCTCCCTGAAGAGCCAGTAGGCGACACGTCGGCCACTGTCGTCGTACTCGACGCCGTTGACGATGCGCCCCTCCTTCAGGCGTTCGGTCCGCGAGCTGTCAAGGTAGTCGCCCTCGAGCACCTGCAGCTGAATCGGGATCGGGAGTCCGTCCTCAGGCTTCCGGATCCGCCTACGGATGAGGGCCTCTCCGTCCTGCACGAGGGCCCTCTGAACGAGCTTCTGGATGCCGGCGAAGTCGTTTCGCCCCTCTGCGTCGCAGGCCTCCGAGCCGGCCCACTGGCGCCAAGCGCCCTCGGCCGCAGAGCTGGCCGCTCGGGCCCAGGCCCGCCTGTGGATGCGCTTCTGTCGCCCAAGCGTCCGCCCGAGATCGGACGCCACCAGCTCGCCATGGGATGGCGCGACGTTGGCCACGATACCTGTTCCCACGACGTGGTCAACGATTGTCTGGATCGCGCTCTCCGCGTAGCCGTTGTTGCGGACGAGGTCCCGCGCGCGATCACGGACGGACCCGAGCTTTGGCCCGACGGCCGCGTTAGCGTCTCCCCCGGCCCGTCTCCATCCGCTCGTCCGCCGGGAGTTCGAGGCCGCGTCGTAGTGCCGCTCGAGGATCTTGGATGCGGTCCGGGCGCGCTGCCGACGCAGGCCGGCCGATGGACTGACAAACCCAACCGCAGCGTCGAGCCAGTTCACCTCAAACCCCCTTGTCGAACGCGCCGAAGCGCGTCGTGGTCGCGCCCTGCGCGGCCTTGAGCAGGCGCTCGTAGTGCGCCCGCAGCTTCAGCCGGTCGTCGATTGGAGCGAACGTCGTGCTCTGCCCCTCGAACGTCGTGGCCGACACGGTCCCAGCCTTCGCGATCTCCTCGTCGAGGGCCGCGAGCTTGGCTCTGATTTCAGACTCGGTCATTCCGTCTCCTCGCTACCTCTGGGAGAAAGCCACCCAGCCGTTGGCGGTATCCAGGCTCCACGCGTTCCGAAGAGCGCGCGGTCCTTCTCTGCTCGGGCCTGAGCCGCCTCTTCGCTCAGTGCCTTCCGCCGACGCAGTCTGGCGATGGCATCACGGGATCGGGCGAGGATCGCCCTCGAGGGCCGGCTGACCTTCCCTGTGCCGGTCACGTCGAGCGGCTTCATGCGCGCACCCCAACCGCCCGCTCGAGCGCCTGCCAGTCCGACTCACGGAAGCGATCGAGGCCGACGAGCTGCGCCGCGGCCCGGGCGTAGACGCGGGCGTCGAGGAGGTGGTTCTCGCGACCCGGGATGACACCCCAAGTCATGACCGTGTATCCGCGCTTGTTCTTCCGGCTGACGAGCTGCTCGGATGTCAGCTGCTTGAAGTAGTCCTCGTCGTACTCGGGGAAGTGACACCACCCCGGGGGGAATGGCTGCCCGTCGGTCGGCCGGTCGAGGCGTAGGAACCCGAACAGCTCACTCTTCGCGATTGCGCCGACGACGGGCCAGACCTTGTAGCCGTGGATCGGCCGCTGTCCGCGCAGGTTGATCTCGATAGGTGAGGGCGATCCGATGAGGGCCCCTCCGCCCGACTGCCCCTTGATCGCAATGACCCGAGTCATCGGGTACTTGCGGGCCCAGGCATAGACCTCGCTCGTGTTGAATCCAGAGTCGACGGCGAGCATACAGACCTGCAGGTCGGCCCCGCTGTCGTGCGCGAACGTTCGGGCGAGGAGTGCGTCGAGCTGCCCCCAGGGCCCCGCCTCGGTGAGGTCGGCGGTATTGCCCGGGATGACGCCGTAGTCGATCGACCACGACTCTCGACCTCTTCCCCACGCCACGATCTCGACGATCAGGCGATCCTTCTGGACGTCGACACCAGCGGTGAGAAAGAGCCCGCCTATCGGCACTGTCCCGAGCTGGTAGTTCTCGCGACGATCGTAGAGCGGCCGCCACTCCGGCGCCTCGCCCTTCTCGCGCCACGTCTCGGCGAGGATCGTGTTCGTGAAGACACGCAGCTTCTCGGGGTTCTTGCCGGCCTTGACGAACTTCGCGGCAATCTGCCCCCACGAGAGCCACCCGACCGGGGAGTAGAGGCCGTTGAGGTGATACCCGCGAACCAGGTCGTTCTCGCCGACAGCAGTTGCGCGCCACTCCCCACGACAGAGCATCTCCGTCTTGTGACGCTCCTCGATCTTCGCTTCGCACTCGCGGCAAAGGTAGACCGCCTTCTCTGGCTTGAGCCCGAGCTTCGACCATGTGAGGCGCGGCCACTCGAGCGTCTGATAGGTGCCGCAGTGCGGGCACGGCACGAAGTACTTCCTCTGGTCTGTTGACTGGTAGGCGGCCTCGATAGCTGAGGCGCCAGCGATCGTTGGCGTCGAGTTCTTGAGAGTCTTCCTCCGAGCGAAGGTGCGCTGCCTCGCCTCGGCGAGCCCGATCGGATCCCCCTCGTTGTCGACGTCCAGCGGATATCCGTCGATCTCGTCGAGTAGGAGGTACCGGGCCGGCATGGACCGCAAGCCGACGGCCGAGTTCGCTCCGGTGATCACGAGGAGGCCTCCGAGGAACTCCTTGATCAGCATCGACGACGACGAGTCCCTCGTCTTGACCTCGGCGACCTTCCCGGCGAGCCGCGGGGTATCGATGAAGAGAGGCCCCACCCGCTGCCGCGAGAATCGCTTCGCGGTGTCGACCGTCGGCTGTACGAGCAGCGTCGGGCCCGGGGCGTGGTCGACGATGTAGCCAAGGTGGTTCAGCAGCGTCTCGCTCTTGCCGATCTGGGCCGCGAACTGCATCACGACCTCGAGCACCGGCGAGTTGGCCGAGAGCGCGTCGAGGATCTCTCTGAGGTACGGGGTGCGCTCTGTGCGCCACGGCCCGGGCTCGGCGCTCGACTGCTGTGGCAACCGACGGTGAGCGTCGGCCCACTCCGACACCGTGATGCGCGGCTCGGGACGAAGCCCCTCCGCCCAGCCGCGGGCGATGGGATCAGGCTGTAGTAGCACCATCGCCAGCACCAGGCTCAGCACTGAGCGTCTCCGACAGCGACACAAGTGCCTTGCGGATCTCGTCGTCGAGACGGGCATGCACCTTCGAAGCGTCCGCCTCGGCTGCGAGCTCGGCCGCCACGCGGTCTGGGATGTTGAGGAGCGCATCTCTCACGGTCCGCGCCAGCTCGAATGACCTTCGCTTGGCCTGCGACGCCTCGAGCAGCTGCCCTTCCCGGACGTCGTTCTCGAGGCGAAGCTTGCGCTCGCGCTCGATCGATACCTGAAGTTGCGCCTCGGTGAGGGTGTGAGGCTCCGGCCTGCGGCGCCTCGGTCGATCGCTGGACGAGGCCTCCTTCGGCGGAGGCTTTGCCGCACCGGCCTTCCACTCCTTCTGCGCCAGCTCGGCGTCTGCGATGTAGCGCCGTCCGTCCGCATCCCGCTTGATCGACTTCGAGAGCCGACCCGTCGCCATCGCCTTCACGACGTCGGGTTGGGGAGCCCCCACGATCCGCGCAAAGTCTCGCGTCGTTATGCGCTTCGCGCCCGGCTTTCGCGCGGAAGGCTCCTTGGGCCGGCCGGCCATTCACCGCCGCCCCCCCTGATACCCGAGAAACGGACTCATGATCTAGCGGACTCCTGCGGTCGCTTGACCCGCACCTGTAGAGGCCGGGAAGAACCTATGGCACAGGGGGTGCCCGCCGATCTCACGATGGAGCGAAAGAGTAGGTGACCGCGCAGAAGAACAAACGAATGCTGGCCAAACAGGGGGGGGAGGCCTCTCGGACGCGAGGAGGGAGAGCATCAGGCCTTGCCTCCGCCGAGCTGCTTGACCAGCTCGAGCATCGTGGCATCGACATGATCACGGAGATCACTGAACTCAGCGCGCATCTCATCGCGCAGGCTTGCGATCTGCTCCCTCGTCTCAGCCCTCACGGAGTCGACTGTGGCCCGCAGCTCCGCGGATGCCTGGGCCACCTCGTGCGAGCTCGCCTGGCGAACCTCTGCGAAGCGCCGCTCGAGCTCCACCTTGTGGAGCCCGCAGTTGTCTGTCGTGGCGCGCACCCTGGTATCGAGGCCCTGGATCGAGCGACGCATCGTCGCCAGTTCGCCGCGGTCCGGATCGACGATCAGGGCCACCTGA